GGTTAGTTGTTTTTAGTCCTGTGTCCAGGTTTTCGCCGGATAGAGTAGGTAATTCTCCAATGGTGTTATACCCAGCGCAAATTAAAAATTGATCGCTAGAAAGCCCATCGTTGGTTACGCAATAACCTGCACCAGCAACCTGAACCGGCCAACCTACATCAGCCGGTCTATATGAACGGATGAACCGCCTGGTACGATAAGTGCCTTCTAAAAATGCAGAAAGTCTTAAACCGTTTGTACTAAAAAAGCTTGGACGCTTCTCACTGCTTAACCATGACGTAAACAAGCTGTTGCTGTTTAGTGGTTTATAGGGCGCAAGTATCGCATTGCCGC